GAAGATGGTAGGGATAGAGCTCTAACAGTGTAATCCTGTAAAGTAACTGCTCTACCTTGCTCATTAAATACTCTTAGTGAATTCTCTCTTAACTCATCAATAGAGTCTCCATCTCTTCCTCCAGAAGCTGCTTCTGGGTTATTAAACTGTAATGAGTTGGTTGGATCAACAAAAGTACTTCCGTACCCTACTACTGTGTTAAGTGTGTTTGCAGGTATGTTTGAAGCAACTCCTCCTCCTACTAGGTACTTAATTTCAAGTGTAGTGTTTGAAGGTGCTAGTCCGTATGCTTGTGTTGATAAGAAGTTAGAAGGATCATATGCATAATCGATCCTACTTAACCCTTGATTTGATCCAAATCCTACGTTAGTTGGGTCTGGTGTAATTACCTCGTCAGTTTGTCCTGTAATACCTGCTCCAAATTGTACTTGAAGTTGACCTGTAGAGGTAAACCTACTTACGAATCTTCTAGGTACTTTTTGTAGGGTAAGTCCATAGGGTACTTTATTCTTGTCTGCAGAAGTATTTACGCTATCTAAAAAGATAGTGTCTTGTCCTAAATAAGGAACTTCATGCCAAACAGTATTACCTTCGTTCTCAGTAATTGATAAGATACCTATAATATCTGTATCCGTTATTGTTATAGTTTTGAACTTCTCAGCAGCACCTACATTTTGTGTGATCGTTTTTACCTCTCCTGAGATTGCTTTAGTAGTCTTTGTTAGTAAGAAACTATCTGGCTCTCCTGTTTGAGGATCTATTGATTCTACTATAATTTCTGTAGGGTCATATGAACTTGAGTAGCTAAAGTCAATACCCTTTTCTATAAAAAAGTTAACTTGTCCTCCTATTGTTGACTTTAATCTAGTACCTTGAGGTACTTTTAGTGCTTGTGTCCAATCAGGATCTCCACCTAAAGTTGCCTGCACTACTTGTGATGCTTCTACGCCTACCTCAGCTACTGTTGTAACTTTAGGACGATACCCCATCATATAGGCTAGGTTGTATAGGTTCTTGGGATTCTTAGCATACTGAATGTATGTCTCTTGTAATTGTGTGTCTTGGTAAAAAGATAGAACGTCACCTACGTATGCTGCCATCTCTATAAACATCATACCTGGTGAGGTAGGAGTAAAGTCATTGTATGAGTCTGGGAAGTAGTTCTTAGCGTACTCTACTAACTGTGTTTTAAAGTTGCTAAAATCCCTATCTATGTACTTTATATCTCTATCTTGAGCCATTATTGTTCAAAATTTATTAGTAATTCGTCTTGTATGTTTGTTTGGTTAACATTGTACTTCATGTAAATTGTTACCGTATTTGTGTCAGGGGTTGTTGTGATTGTTAATGTGTTTATCACTAGCTCTGGAAACCAATCTGCTATTCCTTTTCTGATCAAATAATCAATCTGATCTTTAGTATCTTGAGTTGCTTGTTCAAATAAAAGCGATCTCAGTCCAATACCAAAATCTGGGTTGAGTACTCTTTCTCCTTTATCTGTTAATAGGAAGTTAATCAAGTTAGACTTTAGTGCATCTTTGGTTGTATAAGTAGATGTAAATACGTCCTTAGCAGAAAAAGGTAGGGAAACTCCTACCGCTTTTCTAGGTTGCAAATCTAGTGGATGTATTTTTTGTACTTGAAAAGCCATTATACTCCTAATCTTTGTTTATCCTTCTCTACTGATGCTTTAAAAATTGCTCCTGCGTTTTTTACAAAATCCAATGAGTCTAAATTAATTCCTGGTTCTGGACCTGGATTAAATTGTTGCATTGGGTTTACACCTCCTGATACCATGTCTGATGTCATTGAGGTTATGTTTCTATATTCACCTTGAGTCATAGCAGCACGAGTTTCTTGTAGCAAATCTGCAATAGGATCTCCTGTTGAAACTGGTTTAGCAGTTACTGGTTTGTAGTTCTCGTACTTTGTAAATGTCGATACCGGTGTAGGTTCTACCTTTTCAGATAGCATTACTGCTAACTCCTCTTTAAGAGCTTCTCTTACTGCTTCTTTTATCAGTTTTTTAAAAACGTCTGCCTTCATATAAATAAATAGTTACTTTATACTAATTGATCTATTCTAAATTTAATTTCATCTAGCAAAATATCGACAGAGGAACTGAAGGATGGTTGTCCTTTCAGCATAATAATTCCTCTCTTATCTTTTGCTACTGCGTATCTTCTTGGTGCTATTTTAGGTGCATCCTTATCCTGTAATATCGCTAGTTCATATCCTTTGTACAAATACCTACCATCTGGTGCTCCTTCTGATCCTGTATTCTCTCTTGGTTGAGCTGCATTAACTATTGCAGATAAATCTGCCAATTGCTTACCTGTGCTGCAGTCCTGTATCACAATGTCTATAGCTTTTAACCTATCTTCTGTTGTCTGTAGAGGTCCTTTAATCGATGATACTACTCCTTTTATTGCAGCTGATTCGTCAATTAACTTATCTAGTGTTTTATTTAACTTAATTAACGTATTACTATATTTAGTTAATAAACTTACTGGCACCCCTACACCTCCTCCTGGTGGAATGATTGCTGTTGGTAGTGGTATCGATGTAATTACTTTTATCAGTACTTTTACAGTCGTTGTTGTAGTCTCTAGGCTAGTTGCTACAGAGTCAAATTTTTGAACTCTACTTCGAAGTCCTCCAACATGTCCTAGTAGTGTATTTCTAGTTTTAAGTATCTTCTGGAGTTCTTTTTGATTAGGACACTCTGAAGCAAACTTATTTAGCATATTTAGTACAGTTTTTTGAACCTGTACTACTAATGCAGCTCGAACATTACCTACCTGTGATGCTATAATTGCTGAGATTCCTCCTTTAACCGAGCCTGTTGCTTTGTACACAGCTTGTAGCTCTTTTAGCCTTTGCTGTACCTCCTTAGCACGCTTTGTAGCTGCCTCTGCCTTAGCTTTGGCTGCTTCTACCTTTTTGTTTTGCTCTTCAAACTTAGCTTGAGCCTCTCTTACTTTTTGTAGTGATGTATCTGCAATATTCTGAACTGTTGCCATTATTCTGTAAATACTTTTTTAGATTGGAATTGCTTCATTTGGGCTTTTAGTGCTTTGGCTACTGCTTTTAATTCAGGTCCTGTTGTTATCAATTGTGTAACTGGACCTCCACTTACTGCTGTAGCTGTTGACATTGCTGCACCTACATTCTCTAGCGTATCTAGAAGAGTTTCTAACCAGTTTTGCAACTGAGTTCCTAATACTACTGGTTCGCTTCCTAAAGAGGTTCTTGCTTTTTTACCTAAGTATATTTTTTTAGAATCTACACAGAAATACTCTGTTGCATCTAAGTTTAGTGTTCTTGCATTTAGTCCTACAGATTCCTTAGCTGAAAGGAATATACTATCCTCTTTAGCATTAAAAAACAGACGTCCTCCGTTTACTATAACTTGATTTCCTATGTATTCACTAGATTTTCTAGGAACTACATCGTAAGAATCTCTCTTAGAATTTGCTGCAGTTAGATCTATCTTATGATCAGAAACAAGGTATATTGAATTAAAATCCTTATTAATATCCTCTACTATATGGTCTACTCCGTTATCTGTTGGAATTTGTCCATTACTAATAAGTACGTAGGGTTTACCGTTATTACTACTATCAACTAGGGGATTTTGTTGTGATTTGTTTCCTCCTATTCTAATTGATTGTCCTTGTCTACCCTCTATTAGGGTATCTCCTGGAAATGGGAATAGTGGATTTACCTCCGTAAGCTCTTTTACACCTGGTCCTAGTACCTCATCTGGGTTGTATCCTGCTCCAGGTAGTGCATTGTGGTTAGGTGATCCCCATAGGTTAACCACCTTACCATAATACATAGTTTTTTGACTACTATTATTTTGAGTATTTGGTACGGGTGATGGATGTAGTGCTACTATTTCATTAGGTAGAGGTAGTGTTTTAAATACTCCCTCTAAAGGATGTGCTGATTCAAGAGTTGTACTTTGTGTACTATCTACCAACACCGGATAGTACGTAAGGGCTCCTATAGGTAGCTGGACTCCTTGTTTGTCCAATACCTCTTTAGTATTATCTAGTACAACTTCGACTACTCTACCGTACTGAGATACCTCTCCTTTGTTACCTGACTTAGTTAGTGAGGTTTGTCCAGAAGAGTATACTCTATTTCCGAGGTTGTAACTATATGCCATTACTCGTCTTGCTTATCTTGTTCTTTACCTACTTGTTCACTTTGCTCCATTAATTTGGCTAACTCTTCTGGATCAAAGAAGTCTGAGGTGTCTTTAGATCCTCCATCCATTCTCTGTACAATGGCTAGCATCTTAATTAAGTGCTCATCATTTTTCACACCTACTTCTAAGTATTCCTTTATCATAGGAACTACTAGTGTAGCATCTCCTATATTTTCTACTAGAGGTTTTAACTCTCCTATAAGTGCGTTAATCTGTTTCTCCTTAGTACGAGAATTGTCATAGATCTCTTTCAGTACGTCTGAAACTGTCTTCTTTCCAAAAATCGTGGTATCTAATGCCATGCTCTATTTATTTTATAAATATCGTGAGTAAAATTATACTATAGAATACCCTGCATCTAAGTAAGT